TTAGCTTCAAATTTACCAGCCGAATTAGCTCCCGTAGAAATAACATGGAAAGTAGATTCACACGTTGAAGCATTTATACCAACCTCATTATTCCCACCATCAACAAATAACATATGGGTATTATCATTAGACTCTACTCTGAAATCCATGTCAACTGATGATTCGTTAATTGCAAATTCAGCCTCATCTGATTTAAAACCAATTACAGCAGTGCCATTCTGCATAACATATTGAATCATTCTTGCATCTTCAGTACCATCTGAAACATCTCTCGCTACAGTTCTTATTTGAGCATAACTTACATCTTGTGAATTATCGTTTCTTCCTCTCCATTCAATATGTCCTAACTCATCACCATCTTCTGGGCTTGATGAATTTCTATATAATACTAAATCTGGTGCATTACCAGTATCGGCATCAGTATTTTCTATAATTATTTGGTCAGTATCATCGCTTCCAGAAATGTGTAATTGACCGCTTGGGCTTGCTGTACCTATACCAACCCTATCTTCTCCACCATCAACAAATAACATATTGACGTTATCATCTGATTCTACTCTGAAATCATAATCTGCACCAGCTTCGTTAAATACAACTGCACCAGCATCTTGGGTGAATGTGCCATCTAAATCCAATGCACCGTTCATGTCAACGTCGGTGGCGTTTATTTCAATTTCTGTATCAGAAACCAAATCAAGTACGCCGTCTGCCGATTGATGTATATATGTGCCATCATCACCAAACTCTAATCGGTTAGTTGACGTTATCATCACCGCATCTGTTGCCAGAGTAAGTGCGAAAGTTGTACCGTTGTCACCGTCTTTTACGCTGACGTGTGTTGTTGAGTTACCGCCGCCATCCGCATCAACGTGCAGTAATTGTTCATAACTCGAGGCTATGCTTTGTCCTGTTAATGTTGCCATTTCTTATCTCCTTTCCATGAGATTTTATACACGGCTATTCCGTGCGGTTTTAGTCAATGAAGTTCCACATACGATCTTCATCTTCAAATTTTGTCAGGATTGCATCCCAATCCTTGTGTATCAAATACTCCGGCATCATAGCGGTCAAACCTTCAGAGGTTTCTCCTACCATATCTGCAAAAGTTAATTTCATCGCTTGAGTAATAGATGCGGAAGATCCGCCTTGATCTATGGCCCAGAGTTTTAACATTTTATTCAACCCCCCTGAATAACCGAGAGCCTCAAGCCCTGCTCTCATCGCATCGTTGACACTTTTAGCCGTAGAAGTCCCTGCTACATCAAGCCAATACTCTTTCCACAATTCGTTTAAATTTCTTTTTGATCCGATTGCCATTATTTAGCCTTCTTCTTTTTTTTCTTCTTTGACTTGACTTCATTACCATCAGCATCGCATTCCTTAAATCTTTCACTTAAAGAATCTAAATCGTGCCTGGATTGGTCAAATGCAAATACACTTCCATCTTCTTTCTTAAAATACATTTCTTTCCTCCTAATAGGGCGGAGTTTCCCCCGCCCACAATTAGTTTTAAACAGTGATCAACTCACGTCTGTGAGCATATAGACACCAAAAGCATCTTTGATTTCTATAACACCACATTTTACTGATGCAACGTATTCAGTATGCTGATAGCTTGCATCTCTTTGTGATTCGATACTCATCAAACCAGCAGAAGAAATACCAAGACCTAAAGCACCTTTAGCGAACATACCTGATGGGCAATCGTTGTTACCATCTTCAGTTACTTCTTCAGAATAGTATAGATTGATTCCACCAAGTTTTCCCACATAACCGTTCTCAAGCATTTGAGCTGATACAGGGTTATCTGCGAATGTTCCGCTTGAACTTGCAACGATCAAACCTTGAATACCTTTAGCACCCCAGATTTGTTTGCTATTTCCAACGTATGAAAATGCACCGGGAGCACCCGAGCTATTCAAAAGCCTTGCACCTTCAAAGAATTGGTCTAAAGTCAGAGCCGTTCCAGCAGAGCCAGAGGTCTGCGAGAAGCCTGCTATTAGATCAGTAAGAAGATCGTCAACTTTTAATGCACAAGCGTGACCGAGGGTTAAGCCTACGTCGCCTGTGAGGTCCATTGCACTACCAAGTACCGCCAGATCAGAAATATCAGAACGAACAACATAGTTCCCTATTGTTGCTGTTTTAGCCGTTGAGGCCACAGCAATAGATGATCTTTCCGAACCTTCAGACAGTGATGTTACATCAGACGAAGCCTTTGCTGTATATTCAACAAAGGTAACTGATGCAGCACCAGCCGGGGCGGATGCGGTAGTAACAAGAGGAGACATCACATTCGCTTTTTTGAATTGATGTATAGCTTCAGCCTGTATAACGTCATTAGCACTGACGGAATAAGAACCGAAACTGGATTTTTGTGTTACAGCCATTATTTATTAACTCCTGTTCAGGATTGAGTAAATAGCTTGTTCCATACACCACTCTTTACGTCCCTATGCTTTGCATAACCCTCCGGGTCTTTAACTGCAAATTCAGCTAATGAATCATAGCCCCCAAATTGATCAGGCATTTCATTGCTTACTTTAGCAGGGGAAACGTGTTGAGTCAGTTCTGAAACAATAGATTCTAATGTCTCAATGTCCTGAACTTTTTGAAATTTTTCACGTTTATCTTCAGGCAGCTGTCCTATTAACGCTTCTCGGCGTGCTACCTTATATGTCTCGAGTTCTTCCTTGTATGGCAAAGCATCGTCCCTTTCAGAACGGAGTCGGGTAATCAGTTCATCCTTTTCCCCTTCGGCTATCATCAAATCTTCCTGCCGTTTCTTATCTGCTTTTGCCGTTGATTCAAGTTTGTCCTCCAAAGACCTCATCTTTTTGTTGACCTCTTGGAATCGTGCATAAGGCACGGAGTCAACTTCCATTTTAACGTCCTGTTTGACTTCAGGCTCTTTAACGTCAGCCACGACTTTTTCTTCACTCACTTTTACCTCTATTCGAGTTGAAGATGGCATCCCATTTCTCTTGCGATATGTGGGAGAATGTTGACCGGGGATTGTCACCGTGTGGTATACTCTCCTGCCCTGCTAACATCCGAAAGCCATCCTCTCTATTGATTACCTCCTTACCATCCCATAAATAAACTTGCTCCCCATCCTTCTTTATTGCCGTTGAAATTCGACCAGAAGGATCAGGATTGTCCATAAACGGTAGATCGGTAGGAGTCTTATCCACTGATTCAATATCAGTCTTTTTAAGTTTTTTGCTCATCCAATTTTTATATCTATTGATTCACGAGCATACTTTTCCACGTTCTTGCTAATATGCCCCATTAAAGTCTTTTCGATTTCATCTGTATTGGTTGTAGAAAGTCCATATATATCTCTGCCCCTTTTAGCATTACCCTCTACTTTTAAACCATCCCTGAAGACTATATCTACTCCCTGCTTGGTTGGGCTTTGTGCTGATATAGAATTAAGCATAGTGCTTGTCAATCTTAAATTCGGTGGGCTGGTTTGTCTTGATGCTGATACACCTTTAGATGATGCCTTACCAGCGGCTTTCTTTTCAGCGTAATCAGGTGAATATGGTTTAAATGTTTTGTCATTCTTATCCTTGCCCTCATCTGAATTTTTTACAATCCGAGTTGCAGCACGTCCCCCAATTTTCTTCCAAACCGCTTGAGGTATTTCAATCATAGCAGATGCCTTCATCCACCTAATATCCTTGTTAAACCATCAGTGTATTGTTGCCCTGTTATCTTTTTAGAAGAACGCAGTTTTGACAATGTGGAGTATTTTTCTAATTGCCCTTTATTTAAATCAGATGTTCTAAAGTTCTTATACTTTTTAGGCAGTCCCTTACCACTTTTGTGTGTTGTTTCTTTAACTATATTTGGGCTATCTATCACCATCCAACTATGTCTACAATTAAAACCGCCCCTATCTCCAAATGGAGTATTTGATGATGAAACTTCTGCCTCTGTATACCCCTTCGCTGGTTCATTTAGTATTGTATTTAAACATTCGTCTCTTGTTACCTCATCCATCGGACCAACGTAAGTCCATCTAACATCCTCACCCTCAAATACTTTATGCCTTGCTATATCATCAAACTTTCTAAACCCATCATGCACAGCTACGTTTAATTGATGTGTTTCAAGATTAACCGAACCA